CAGATTAATACCGTTACAAACACTATTACAGTAACTGATCACGGATATAAGACTGGCGACAAGATTCACTACACAAGTATTGAGGTTGCATCTGGATTGACAACTGGTTCATACTACGTTGTAAGAGATAGTAGCAGCACCTTCAGATTGGCAGAGACTGCTTATGAAGCAAAACCTGCATCTGAAAAAACAGTCAACATTGTTGGAACTGGTGCAACAATCCACACGTTTGCGCTGATCAATCCTCAGATCAATGTTGTTAGAAATTCCGATTTGGTATTTAATCTTGGTGATTCTTCTCTAACTGGATATGACTTGAAGATATTCTATGATAGAGAGTTTAAAAATGAATTTGTAAGTGCTTCCGATGATAGACAGTTCAATGTTGTTGGTGTTGGTAGCGTTGGTCTAGGAACTGCCTCCCTCACTTTAAAATACTCCAAAAATATACCATCAAAACTCTACTATTCATTAGAAAAATCAGGATATATTAGCACATCTGACGTAGATGTTTCCAACAATTCTCTCATCAACTATGTTGATAGTGAGTACAATGGAACCTATCAGATATTTGGAATCTCAACAAATACATTTAATATTTCACCATACAGTCTTCCTTCTGTTCTGACATACACAGAGAATCAGACTGATGTATTAGAGTACTCAACAAAATCCTCAACAGCAATAAATGGATCAATCGGAAAGGTAAAAATCATTTCCAAAGGTTTCAACTTCAAAAATCTTCCAAAGTTTGTTGATGTTGAGACTAGGGATGGTGAAAATGCTAACGTTTCTGCGATTTCCGATTCGGTTGGAAATATCAAGAGCGTAAGGATTAAGGATATTGGATATGAGTATCCATCAGATAAGACTCTGAGACCAGAAGCATTTGTTTCTCCTGTTGTTAGAATCGACAATCTCGATACTATCGATCAGATTGACATTCAATTTGGTGGTGCAAAATACCTCAGTGCTCCCGATCTGATACTTCTTAATGATACAACCAAGGAAGTAGTTGATACTACAACACTTCTGGCAGATACTCCAAATGGATCAATCGCTGATGTTATTCAGTTAGCACCAATATACGGATTAGATTCTGAACCACATAAGATTATTGCTATTAATAACTCTAATGGTGTTGGTATCAGTTCGATGGTAACTAGCAACTCTGGTGTTGCTACATGCACATTGAAGACGCCAATTTTAGGATTTAGCGTTCCACAGTTTACCATTGGCGATAGAATATTTGTTGAGGGTATTGAACTCACAGATGGATCTAATGGATCTGGATACAACTCCGAAAACTATGACTATCAGTTCTTCACCGTTCAGTCCTATTTGAATACAAATCCAGCAAAGGTTACCTTTGCTCTCGTTGATAATGATGGAGTTGGGTTGACAACAAATCCAGGAATCGCAAAAACTTTCCAATCTGGATATGCAACCATCATCAACGAATCCAACTATCCAATCATCGATGTTATTAAGAAGAGAGGCGTATTTGCCCTTAATGAGCAACTCTTTGTTGATATTGGATCTGGATTCTCTGAGCAGGATATTTTTGTTACCTCTGTAAGAGATGATTACATTAAGATAAAAGGTAGATATTCCTTACAGAAGGGAGATAGAATCAAGGGAAGAGTTAGTGGTGTTATAGCAGAAGTTTCTAGCATCAGTGGCAACAGAGCCAAGTTTACTATTGATTATGCTTCGAAGAAAGATATTGGATGGAGAAATGACACTGGTAAGATTAGTGAAGATTATCAGGTAACTCCAAATAACGATTATTATCAAAATCTTTCTTACTCTATCAAGAGTCCAATCTCTTGGAATGAGTTTGTGAATCCAGTAAATGGTTTGCTTCACCCTGCTGGTATGAAGAACTTTGCGGATGTTGGTATAACTTCCGCCGCCAATGGATCTGTTGGTCTTGGTGGATCAACAACAAGTCTTGTTATTCTTGATGTTGTTGGTGAAAGAAGAGTTGATATTATCAACAACTTCGATAATACCGTTGATTATGATGTTAGGGGAAATCAATCTAAGTTCTTACAGATTCAAAATAGAAAACTGACTGATTACACGGAATGTAGAACTAACAGAGTTCTGATTCATGATGATATCAGCGGAAGATTTTCTAGCAGAGGATTTGAAGATCCATTCGTTGAGATTGAAGAGATTGATATTATTGATACTCACGTAAGATACCTGATTCAGATTGTTGATCCAGATACTTTTGATTCTCAACTGAGCGAGTTGGTTTTACAAACAACAACTCTCGATTCCATCTTGTTTGAGAAGTCAACAACATATACAAAAGAGAAACTTGGCGATTTCAGCGCCAATGTTGATTCGACTGGAAGAAAAACATTAATATTCACTCCTACTGACAGATTTGAAAGAGATCATGATATTAAGATCTTGAAGAAAACTTTCCTAAACTCTGTTTCTGGGTTAGGAACAGAAACCTTTGGTTGTGTTAACTTGACAGGTTCAAACGTTATTGGTGTTACCAGCATTGGAACCGCCAATAATATTGCCACTGTTTTGGAAGTTTCTGATAGCAACTTCAATGGATTGTTTGCAAATATTGAAATATTCAACACATTCACTAGGGATCTAAACTATGTTGAAGCAGTTTTAGATTTTGATGGAACAAATACTTATTTGAGTGAGTACTATTTTGATACTACTACTCAATCATATAGCAACTCTTCCATTGGTATTGTTACATCAATATACGATTCAACTGCTGGTATTGTATCATTTAGAGTTCAAAATGATACTATTAATAATCTGGACATTCGTGCAAACATTGTAGGGTTTGCAGCAACAACTGCTGGCATTGGAACTTATAGGTTCTTGGTTAGTGCTCAACCATCTGGTTCTGAAAGAAGTGCAAGACTTGAATCAACTGTTGGATTTGGAACAACTGTTATCCGAGTTGGAACCTTTGATATTAACACTATTACATCAACATCATCTTTGGTAAGAGTTTCTTCTGGAAGTAGTTCCGCTGTTCACCAGGTTTCTGCACTGTATGATGGTGAAGATGTTACAGTAACACCTGGTCCTTTTGCACCAACAAATAATGTTTCTGGATTGGGAACATTTGGTGGAGAAGTTAATGGAAATGAGTTCTACTTAAACTTCTATCCAGATTCAGGTTTTGATGTTGAACTTCAATCTTTCAATGAAGTGTTCTACACACTCAGCGATTTTGATAATGAACCTCTACAACTTTCATATGGTCCAAGTAACCAAAGACTGTTCCTCTCATCATATGATAGTATCAACGGAACAAGAGCAAATAAAGTCAACTTCCCATTAACTTACCAGGGAATACCAATCTATAAGAAGACTTTCTCACCATCAGATTCTAGTGTAATAGATCTTGAAACTGGTGTATTTACGATCAGAAATCACTTCCTCAATACTGGCGAAGAGTTAATCTATACTCCAAAAGCATCATTCATTGGTGTTGGACAGAGTGCTATGGGAATCGGAGCAACAGCAAACTATCTTGGTGTTGTAACCGACAGATTGCCAGAGAGAGTATATCCAATCGTTATCACACCAGATACATTTAGATTGTCAACTCAAAAGCAATATGCAACTTCTGGCATTGCGGTAACATTTACTGATGTTGGACTTGGAAACGCACATGAACTTGAACTGACTAAGAAACTTTCCAAGTCAGTAATCTCTCTTGATGGTATTGTTCAACAACCAATCACCTTTACTCCCATTTCCCACAGTCTTCAATACAATAGTGGATCCATTTCTGCTGGTATTGCAACTTTCAACCTGAGTGGAATTTCATCTGTTCAACCAAGAGATATTCTTAAAATTGATGATGAATATATGAAGGTTGTTGAAGTTGGTGTTAGTACCAATGTTGGCGGTGCTTTACTTGGTCCTATCAATGGTATTATTCAATCTGGTACTGCCGCAACATTCCCAACAGTTTCTGTTGTAAGAGCATCTTTCGGTAGCACAGCAATATCTCACACTGATGGTGCAAATGTTCAACTTTATAGAGGATCATTTAATATTGTAGGAAATGAGATATTCTTCGCAGATCCACCTAAGGGTAATACAAGAGCAAGAAGAGATGAAAGTAATCTTCCTTATGTAAGAGCACAATATTCGGGCAGAACCTTCCTGAGATCAAACTATGACACCAATATGATTTTTGATGATATCTCTGATCAGTTTACTGGTATTGGTAAAACATACACGATGACTGTTCAGGGTATTAATACCACCGGTGTTGATATTGGAAATGGAATCCTGTTCCTGAACGGTGTTTTCCAAACACCAACAACAATCAATAACTCTGGAAATAACTATGAGTTTGAAAATGATTCTGTTGCTGGTATTTCTAGTGTAGTGTTTACTGGCATTACATCAACAGATGGATCATACATCAGATCTGAGTTTGACATCAACCAGAATCAACTCCCAAGAGGTGGTTTGATCGTTTCCCTTGGATCCACACCTGGTCTTGGTTACGCACCCCTTGTAGGGGCAAAGGTTAGGGCAGTTCTTGATGGATCTGGATCGATTGTAGATGTTGTTAGTGTTGGAACTACTATTACTGGTGCAAGTTTAGGAGTTAGCACAGCATCTTACAATAATACTTCTGGTATTATTGAAATCGAAACTACTACCGCACACGGTTTGAATGGTGGAGATAGAGTAAAACTGGTTGGTTTAGCATTCACTTGCCCAACAAATCCTGGCGTTACTTCATACTTCCCAGAAGATCAACCAAACTTCGTTGATCGTGCATATGACATTGTTAACATTCTTTCTGATACGAGTCTAACAGTTAACGTTGGACCTAGCACAATCGTACACAACTATATTGGATTTGGTACTGTTTATGAGTACTTTGCCTTAAATAATGGTTCTGGATACAGAGGTCCAGTATCAATCGGAATCACAGATCCAAATCATTCTGGCACAGAAGCAACTATTTCTGCTACTGTTGGTGCAGGTGGAACACTCGGATTTACAGTTACTAGTGGTGGATCTGGATATGTAGAACCATACATCGAAATTCCAGAACCAATTTATGAAAATATGGAAGTTGTTGGTGTATCAAGACTTGGAATCGGTGCAACAACAGAAACTGGTAGCAATCTTCTCCTCAATGTTAAGATTGGATCTGCAAGTACAAACGTTGGCATAGGATCTACACTCTTCTTGGTAGAATCCTTCCAGATTACAAGACCTGGATATTCATTCCAAGTTGGCGATGTTATGAAGGTTGTTGGTCTTGTTACAGCAAAAGACTTTGCTGAACCAATCTCAGACTTCCAACTTGAAGTTGTTGAAACATTTAACGACTTGTTCTCATCATGGTCATTTGGAGAAATGGATTACATCGATAGTCCAAGATTCCTTCAAAACGGAAGCAGAACCAGATTCCCACTGTATTACAATGGTCAACTGTTAAGTTTTGAGGTTGATCCAAATAATCCACTTTCTGGTGCTATTGATCTTGACGCGGTTCTTGTCATATTCGTTAACGGTGTTATTCAGCAACCTGGATATGCATATCAGTTTGCTGGTGGAACCTCAGTGGTATTCACAGAACCACCAAAAGAATCTGACAAGGTTGATATATTCTTCTATCTTGGTCAAGAAGGTGTTGATGTTACTCTGATTGACGTAAATGAAACAATCAAGATCGGTGATGATGTTTTTGTTAAGAAACATCCTCTGTATCCATTAACTGCTGATCAACTGCGCGATAGAACTATCGTAGATCTTCTTGGTTCCGATACTGTTGAAACAGACATTTATGTTGGTACTGGAATCAATGATACCACATTCAAACCAATTGATTGGATCAAGCAGAAGAAAGATAAGTATGTTAAGGGTGATATCATTTACAAGACAAGAGATTCTCTTGAACCCGCTATCTTCCCAACTGCCAAAATCATTGGCGACTTAAATGTTGGATCAACTGATATCTTTGTAGATAATGCACAGTTCTTTAACTACGAAGAAGATAACTATGGAATAACAATCAATACTGTTGATGGATTGATTGTTGAGGGATCAGATCCAGTATCTGCCGCATTTACAGCAACTGTTTCCGCTGGTGGTACAATCAGTGCTATCACAATCACAAACGCTGGTATTGGTTATTCTGTCGCTACTGTTCCAGTTAAGTTCTCCGCACCTTCTTCTATCGGAGTTGGAATCGGTTCAACCGCTTCTGGAACGGCAACGATCTCTGGCGGTTCTGTAACTTCGGTAACTATTGACAATCCTGGTTTTGGGTACACAAGCACAAATCCACCACAAGTTATTACCGTAGTTCCAAAGGCAGTTACTGAGTTGGTTGCAAATATCCAGAATGTTCAGGGATTCTCTGGCATTATTACAGGAATCACAACTACAACTGGAACTGGTGGTCATCCACTTGCGTTGAAGATTAACTTCCGCGCAAACGCATCAGATGCCAATGACCTTCAAGTTGGATATCCAATCCTTGTTTATGATACAACCGTTGGAACTGGTCTTACATCAGTTAACAGTGAAGATGCATCAATCGTTGGAATTGGAACATTATTCCTTGATAATGTTTATATTGTTAACTCTAAGACTAACTTTGGACCTGATGCAGAAATACTCTGCAACATCCACACATCAAGCAACGTTGCTGGAATTGCAACTAATGGGTCAACCACACTTCCATTAGGAAGTATCTCTTGGGGTAGGATTTATAACTATGATTTACGCGCAAATCCAGTTTCCATCGGAGTTACTGGTCTTGTGGTTGATTCTGGATTATCCACCTTCCCAACGATCCAAAGAAGAACCTTTGGATTGAGAAATGGTGGTGGAATCAGAAAACTTTCCAACCTTCCATAACAAGATATAAATACATAAAAAAGTTTAACGATGTCAGCGATTGTTACTGATCAGTTTAGAATTCTGAATGCCAGTAATTTTGTAGATTCTGTTGAGTCTGCTTCTAACTCATATTATATTACTGTAAGTCTTTCTAATCCAACTGCCGTTGGTTTTGGAAGATCTACTACTTGGAATACAAACCCTCCCGCACCTGTTGATAACTTTGCTTACAACAGTCATGCGGGAGATGTTGTTTTGTATGGTAAGAAGATAACTTCTGCCAATATTAGGAGACTTGTTAGAAGAATAGATTGGGTTTCTGGAAATAGATATGAGATGTATAGGGACGATTACAGCGTCCTTAATCCCGCACCACTGACCAATGCATCAAGATTGTATGATGCAAACTACTATGTAATGAACTCTGATTACAGAGTTTATATTTGCATAGAAAATGGTTCCAGTGGTGATAATCCTAAGGGAAATGTTTCCCAGGATGAACCAACCTTTACAGACTTAGAACCATCAAGAGCTGGTGATAGTGGAGACGGGTATATCTGGAAGTACTTATTCACAATATCACCTAGTGATATTATTAAGTTTGATTCGACAGAATATATCACGGTTCCAAATAGCTGGGCAACTTCAACCGACTCTCAAATAAGATCGGTTAGAGAATCTGGCGATTCTTCCGTTAACGAGAATCAGATTAAAACGGTCTATATTCAAAAGGCGGGAGCAAACTACTCTAATGGTCTTGGGCAAGAATTAAATATTCTTGGTGATGGAACAGGTGGAAAAGTTAGAGTTGATGTTGAGGGAGGAAGAATAACAAACACTGTTGTTACTTCTGGTGGAAAAGATTATAGTTACGCTCTTGTTGATTTGGGTGCCATTAACTCAAATACGACTGGAACTAATGCAAAACTAGTTCCCATCATACCACCATCGAAAGGTCATGGTTATGATGTTTATACAGAACTGGGTACTGATAAAGTTCTGGTATATGCCAGATTTGATGATTCTACAAAAGATTTCCCAGTAGATACAAGTTTTGCTCAGGTAGGAATCGTAAAGAACCCAACTTCCATTGGATCTGATCAAGTTTACGGTGACAATACATTTACTGGATTGTATTCCTTAAAGTTCTCAACTATTACCGGAACTCCTTCGGTTGGTGAAAAGGTTGAGCAATCAGTTGCAGGGGGAACTGGAAAGGCATATGGATATGTTGCTTCATGGGATAGTGAGACGAAAGTCCTGAAATATTTCAGAGACAGATCTCTCTACTACAACCAAACAACATTTGACCAGCAAGATTATGTTGGTATATCTACCAATGGTAGAGTATACGATTTTGAATCATCTTCAAATTTGATCAGCGGTCAATCATCTGGATTTACTGCTTCAATCGATACTGGATTTGCTGGAATCACGACAAATCCAACTGGCACCAAGTTGATTAACCTTGGTGTTAACTTTACAAGTGGATTGGCAAGTCCTGAAATAAATAAAGGATCAGGTGATTTAATTTATCTTGACAATAGACCTAGCATTGCTAGAAACCTGCGCCAAAAAGAAGACATTAAAGTTATACTGGAATTTTAAACAATGCCACAAAAGACTAATCTAAATGTAAGTCCTTACTATGATGATTTTGATAAAGGAGATAACTTTTACAGAGTTCTCTTCAAGCCTGGTCACCCAGTTCAGGCAAGAGAACTAACTGGTCTTCAATCTGCTTTACAAAATCAGATAGAATCCTTCGGAAGTCATATCTTCAAAGAAGGATCTATGGTAATCCCTGGTGGAGTTACTTGCGATAATGCTTTTACTACGGTAAAAGTAAATCCAGATCACTTAGGTATTGACATTACAGTATACCTCGATGCAATCGTTGGTGGAAATAACGGAAAAGGTATTAAGGTAAAAGGACAAAATTCAGGTATTGTCGGCACATTAAAGGGATATTTGCTCCCACCGGAAGAGGGAGTTGAAGAGATTACATTGTTTGTTAAGTACCGTGATGGTGCTTCTGATGGAGAATCTATTGAATTTGAAGATGGGGAAGTTTTAATCCTCGAAGAAAACGTAACGTATGGAAATACAACACTAAACGCAGGTGATACAGTATTAACAACCTTCTCAGTTGATGCAACTTCAACTGGATATGCTGTTGGTGTTTCACAAGGAGTCTATTTTATCAGAGGAGTTTTTGTAGATGTTGCAACATCACAAATCATCCTTGATCCATACAATAACGAACCATCATATAGAGTTGGTTTTGATATCTTAGAAGAGATTGTCAATTCTGATGATGATCCAAGATTAAACGATAATGCAAAAGGTTTTACAAACTATGCAGCACCTGGTGCTGATAGATTGAAGATTAGTGTAAGATTATCTAAAAAGCAACTTTCAGATTTTGATGATACTAACTTCGTTGAGTTAGTTAAAGTTGATCAGGGCGTAATCAAGAAGTTACAGAATAAGTCTGAGTATAGTGTAATCAAGGACTACTTTGCCAAGAGAACATTTGAAGAGTCTGGAAACTATGCAGTTGATCCATTCAAAGTAGATGTAGTCAACTCACTCAATAATGAGACTGGTAATGGCGGTCTTTATAGAGAAGGTCAAAAAACAGAGCAAGGTAATGTACCTAGCGACGATTTGATGTGTGTTAGAGTGTCTGCTGGCACCGCATATGTTAAAGGTTTTGATGTTGATCTTGTTGGATCTACCATTGTTGATGTAGAAAAACCAAGATCTACCAAAAAAGTTGATGGTGCATTAGTACCATTCTCGATGGGAAGCCTTTTAAAGGTTAATAATGTATTTGGTGTTCCATATTTAAATATTGGTGCTCCTGTTGGTAGTGGATCTAATGTAATCTCACTTTACAACAGAAGAAGAAATACCTCAACAACTAATGCTGGAACAGGATTAAAGATCGGTGAAGCAAGAGTTTATTGGTATGGTGTTTCCGATGCACCATATAGCGGAGCAACAACTGAGTGGGATTTGTATCTCTATGATATCCAAACCTACACGACTCTTTATCTTGGAAAAGAATATTCGACATCAGATGTCCCACTGACATCTTTCGTAAGAGGTCTTTCAAGTGGTGCAACTGGATATCTTGCATCAAAACCAAATGATGCTGCATTTAGCATTTCACAAACATCGGAACTTTCTTAGTTGGTGAGCAGGTAATCATCAATGAAAATCCAGAATATAAGGTTGCAATCAAAGCGGTAGATGTTCATGCAGTAGAAGACATTAAGTCCGTACATCAGGACTCAAATACTTTAAACACATCCTTACAGACTGATTTCATTGCGGATGCTGTTTTGTATGCGACAATGCCACCCAAGTTTTCTATCACCGACAAGTTGACGGTCAGTGGTGGAAATACTGGTGCTGTTCCAGGTAGACTTTTCAGTGCAGTAACTGGAATCAAAACCGAATCAATCATTGCATATCAAACTGCTGGTCAAAGTGATCCAAACTTCAACAGAATCACCTCTATTGCTGCCAATGGAACTTCTATTGGTTTGGCAGCAATAGATTCTAGTGTTAGTGGAGTTGCAAGGGCAAACGTTGATAATGGAGATTCTGTATTCAGAATCATGGTTCCAAAAATCACAGGATCTGAGGCATCTGGTCTTTATAGTGAACTTCCCAAATCAAAGATTGCATCCGTTGATTTGGCACAATCAGATCTTACGATCACAAAGCAAATCACAGGAAGATCTACTAATGGTAGTGGAGAACTTACCATTACAACATCAGATGCATTAGATACCTCCGCAGGCATCACTAGCGTATTCTTTGAGGCATTTGATGCTGAAAGATACTCTATTCACTACAGTGATGGATCTACTGAGCAACTCACATCAGATCAGTTCACTCTTGGTGCTAATGGAGGATCCGTTTCCTTCACAAATCTTACAGCATCACAGTCTAACGTAACTGTTGTTGCAACTCTCAACAAGAGAAATGTTACTAATAAGTCCAAAAACTTCACAAGAAGTAAGCAGGTATCAGTAACAAGAACAAGTGGATCTTCAACAGCAACTGGATTAACAACTAGTTTGTATTATGGTTTAAGAGTAGAAGATAACGAAATCTCGCTCAATGTTCCCGATGTTGTTAATGTTCGTGCTGTTTACGAGTCTACAAATACATCTGCTCCTGTTCTTGATAAGTTAACCTTTGCAACAGGACTTTCTCTGGATGCAAATGCTATTGTTGGCGAAAAGATCGTAGGAGAAGATAGTAGAGCCGTTGCACAAATTGTCAATAAGACATCAACAACAGTAGATTTTGTTTATCTCAACGAAGATAACTTTGAAGTTGGTGAAACTGTCAAGTTTAAGGAATCTGCAATCAGTGCAGTAATCCAAGAAGTAACGAATGGAAGTTATGTAGATAGAACTAAAAACTATGTTCTAGATAAGGGTCATAAGAATCAATACTGCGATTATTCTAGAATAAGAAGAAGACAAGGTGCTGCTGTACCAACAAAACAACTCTTGATCGTTCTTGATCACTATAAGGTTGCCACAGGAAACAGTGGAGATATCTTTACTGTCAATTCCTATACGGAAGATAGATACACATCAGATATTCCTTCTATTCCAAATGGAACTCGTGTAACAGATCTTCTCGATTTTAGACCAAGAGTCAATGAGTTTGATCCATCTTCTACCAATGCATCTCCATTTGCATTTAGTAGCAGATCATACGAAACAAATTACAGATACATTGTATCTCCTGATGAAACATCCTTTATTGGATATAGTTACTATCTACCAAGAATAGATTTGGTAACTCTCAACCGCCTTGGCGAGATTGAAATCGTTCAGGGTGATGCTAATGATAACCCACAGGCACCAGTTCTTGCCGATGATGCGATGGAAATCGCACAAATTAGTCTCCCAGCATATCTTTTCAATCCAGCAAAAGATCCAAAGATTCTTCTGAGAGACAACAGAAGATTCACGATGCGTGATATTGCTAAACTTGAGCAAAGAATTGAAAATCTTGAAGAAGTTACAAGTTTGTCTTTGCTTGAACTTAATGCAAAATCTCTTGAAGTAACCGATGCAAACGGTTTGAATAGATTTAAGTCCGGTTTTATTGTTAGTGATTTTAGAGATAAATCTCTTGCAGATCCAAGATACTCAACTATCGATGTAAGTAGAGAAAGTGCAACTGCAATCACACCTATTGACTTTTGGTCAATGCCAGCAGAGCTTGCATTGGATCCAGGAATTGATAGAACAAAAGCAGACCTTTCCCAAAACTTAAAGTTACTTGATGCAAATATCCAAAAAACTGGCGATTTATTAACTCTTGCTTATCAAGAAGTTGATTGGATCAACCAACCACATGCAACTAATGTGGAAAATGTTAACCCATTCAATGTCATTGTATTTGTTGGAGGAATCGCTCTTGATCCTCAGTCAGATAACTGGGTAAGAACGATTTACATTGATGATCACAGAGTAGAATCAACTGGCGCTAACTGGGTACAGGAAGCAAAGGTAAATGTCGATGTTGACAATCAAACCGAATACGTCACTTACAGGAAAGGTGGTGGTAGAGGAGAGAAAACAACAAAGGCGTTTACAACAACAACTACCACAACCACAACACAATATACACCAAAACTTCAAGGTCCATCAAGAGAGTTTAACTATGTTGAGGATGTTAAGATTTCTGGTAATGTTGATCCATATATGCGTTCAAGAAACGTATACTTCAATGCAAATGGTTTGAGACCATTTACCAAGCACTACCATTACCTTGATAGTCAGCAAGTAGATCTTGTACCAAAACTTTGTGAGATTGAAATGGTATCTGGAACTTTCCAGGTGTTTGAGGACGCAGATATCTTCTATGGTGGAAGAAAGATTGGTCATATTAGAGTTCAAAAACCAAATCACAAGTTTGGCGATACATCTAGACCTGATATTGGTGCAGGATTAGGATCTCCCGCTGTTCTCGTTGAGGAATATAGTGTTGATCCATATGATAGAACTAGACCAGCACCTGGAACTTCATATTCACCAACATCAAAACTCATCAACTTTGGAGTAAGAGCACTTTCTACCGAAGAAAAATATTATGGTTATGTAACCGCTGGTGCAAGAGTTGTTGGTAGATCCAGTGGTGCAATCGCAAATATTACCAGAGCAGAGTTGGTATCTGATAACTGGGGTGATATTGTTGCCAACTTCTTCTTCAGAGATCCAAACAGCAATCCACCACCACCAGTAAAAGTTAAGAGTGGAACTAAGACTGTAAAAGTTACAGCAGTTCCTCCTGGTGTTACACCACTTCCAGGTTCAACCGTATTTGCTAGTGAAGCACTTGGAACGTATAGCGGATCTGGTACTATTCTTACACAAGAAACCAGTCGTGTTGCAGTTAGAAATCCACCCAAACCAGCAGCGAAAGCGACAGAGGTTAATGTTCAAGTTAAGGCACCACACAGAGACCCACTTGCACAATCATTTACCGTTGATGGAAGAGGTGCATTCTTAACATCATTCGATCTTTACTTTGCCACTAAGGACCCAGGTGCTAAGATCTATATTGAACTTAGAACTGTTGAACTTGGAACTCCAACATCGTTCTTGGTTCAGGACTATACACAAGTAGCACTGAATCCAGAAAATATCAATATCAATGAAGCAAATCCATTTGAACCAGTTCCAACTAGAATCAGATTCCCATCTCCTGTTTATTTGGAAGCAGACAAAGAATACGCTATCGTAATCCTCTCACCTGCATCTGATGGTTATGAAATGTGGACAGCAACAATGGGTCAGAAGACTGTTAGAACACAGAATCTCCCAGATGTTCAGAACGTTGTTGTCACTAAACAGTATATTGGAGGGTCTCTCTTTAAGTCCCAAAATGGTACTATTTGGACTGCAAGCCAATATCAAGATTTGACCTTCAAACTTTATAAGGCAAAGTTTGTTCCATCCGGAACTTTGACATTCTATAACTCAGATATTACTCCAAATGGAAATAATGCTGCAAAACTTGCAGAAAATCCAATCGAGGGTCTTCCAAGAAAACTGAAACTGCCCGTATCTGGTGTTACTGGAACAGAGGTTGCAAATATTAAACCAGGAGTTAAAATCGGTGAGGGTTCAAGCCCAAGCATCACGGGTATTGTTGAAAATACTGGTGGTCCTATTCCAACTGGAACTGGCAATGTTGAGATTATTACCGCAGGAAGTCAGTATCCAAATGGAACACATACTTCCGTACCACTCTTCTCCCTTTCTGGAAAAGGATCTGGTGCTCAAGCAACGGTTACTGTTTCTGGAAACATAGTTACTGCCGTTAATGTTACTACCAGTGGTAGTGGTTATGTTAATGGTGAAGTTCTTGGAATCACCACATCAACTATCGGTGGTGGATCTGGTGCGAGAGTTGGTGTAACTGAGCATGATACATTTGATACCATTTACTTGACCAATGTTCAGGGTCAGAACTTCACAAACTCTGCAACTGTTGTTTACTACACCGATCAAACTGACGAATCAACTAGAACTAATACATCTGCATCTGTAAATGGAACTTCTAGTTTGATTGATGATAAGTACTCTGGAAATATATTCAGAGTTAAGCAATACAATCACGCACATCATGGTGGAAACAATAAGATTGAAATCACAAATGTTTCCCCAGATAGAGAAAGAGTTGCTCTGACAGCAGCATTTGGATTAAATGATACAACTGTATCAGTTGCAAATACCACCCCATTCGCAACATTTGAAGGAATATCTACTAGCCGTGGATATGCATTGATTCAAAATGAAGTTGTTTCTTACAGCAATATCACTGCTGGATCTGGTGGAGCAGGAACTCTCACAATCGATGCAAGAAATCTGAATAACTCTGTTAAGAGCACTCACCCTGCAACAGATTTCATTCAACCATATGAAGTAAATGGCGTTTCTCTTATGAGAATCAACACCACTCATGATATTCCATCAACATACTACAAATCAGAAAGTTCCAACCTTGACAACTACTTCTTAGAGTTTAGCAGAACTTCACCAACTATTAGATCTAGTGGTGCATCGATGATCAACTTTGAGGGTGAGAAAGGATTTGGTGGAAATACGGTTGGTATTTCACAAAACCACCAGTTTAGTTCTATTGAACCAGTATTCAATGTTATTACCCCAGGAAAGGGAACTTCTGCAAATAGCAGACTGAGAACTATTTCTGGAACAAGTGCAGGTGGAAGTGAAGTTTCATTCCTTGATCAAGGATTTGAATCTATTCCTCTGAATAGAGTTATTCAACTTCCAACACCAAGAATGGTTGCATCTAGAGTAAATGAACTGGAAAGATTGACAGATCTTCCATCTAATAAATCTCTGACATTACAGGTAGATTTCAGAACAGAGAATGAAAATCTTTCTCCCGTAATGGACATTCAAAATGCAACGTTTGTTCTTGGAAGAAATAAATCCAACAAACCTATTGATGATTATGTTGTTGATAGCAGATCGAATGAAATCAACAGTGATCCACATGGAGCAGTTTTTGTAACAAGAACAGTTGGTCTTTTGCAACCAGCAACAAGTTTACGTGTTGTTATTGCTGCTAATAGACAAGAAGATGCTGATTTTAGAGTTTTCTATAAACTTTTCAAAGCAGATTCTTCTGAAGTTCCTCAGAAGTTTGTTCCATTCCCAGGATATGATAATATGATTGATACTGACGGTGATGGTTTTGGAGATCAAGTTGTCGATCCAAACAAAAATAGTGGAAGAGCAGATGGTTTTGTTGCTCCAAACAACGCACAAACTTTCTCAGAATATCAGTTTACTGCAAATAATCTGGAACAGTTTGATGCATTTGCTATTAAAGTTGTTCTTTCTTCAACCAACGAATCTACTCCTGTTAAACTGAAAGATTTTAGATGTATTGCTCTTGCATGATATGAATACTGAGGATGAAAATCTAATACCTGTTGAAGGTCATGGCAATCTTTTTAGGGATAGATTTACGGGTGCTATTGTCAATACAGACAGATCGGCATATTCAAACTATATTAGGATGAAAGAACAAAAACAGAAGGAGAAAGACGAACTCAATCAAATAAAAAGTGATATTGAAGAAATCAAATCCCTATTAAAGGAACTTACAAATGGATCCAGACAAAATTGAGCTTGAAAATTTAACGAAGAGTTTTGAGTATTTCAAAATCGCTTCTGAGATAGACAAATTAGATTCTATCGATGATTTGAAAAATCTTGCAAAGTCATACGTGAAACTTTATTTTAAACAGCAGGAAGTTGTGGCTGCTCTCATGGGATCATAACAGTATAAATACTTCTTAGATCCTGATCTTGTATATAAATGGCTGAAATCAAAGTCAGAGTAGGTCAACAACCAGCTGTAAAAGTTATTTCTTCGTTAGCTGGTGCCCAAGGTCTTTCTCTGTCTGAGCTTAGTGATGTTAGTGCTACTAATTTACAAAATGGCATGGTTCTTGTTTATAATAGCGCAATTAGGAAGTGGGAAGCAACCTTGGAGTTGACACCAGGCGCAACACAGAATTTAGACATCAACGGAGGAAATTTCTGACATGGCAAGTATTATCAGGATCAAAAGATCCTCGGGTACTAGTAAACCATCATCGTTACAATGGGGCGAATTTGGATACGTAACAGGTATTGGTAGTTACGGCGGATTAAATCAATATAAAGATAGAATTTTTATTGGTGACGATGGCACCAATGTAAACCCCGTTGGTGGATATTACTACACCTCAATGATGGAGCACCAACCAGGTGCTATCGACGGTGTTCAAAATACCAGAAACCAAGATAATGGTGTTGTTGCAGTTCTTGCACCAGCAACTAATACTGGTTTAGGTGGAGCATCTTCCCTCAAAGTTGATCAGTGGAACGTAGATAATATAAGAATTGATGTAAATACAATATCTTCTACCGATACTGACGGAGACATCAATCTTGATCCAAATGGTATTGGTAGTGTAAGAATACCAGACAACACTTATTTGAGTTTTGGTGATGATGATAACGTAGGAATGCGTTATGATGAAACAACCGATGATAGATTTGAAATTGAAGGTGCCGATTGGTACTTCGAAGAAGGTGTTCAGATCGTAGTTGGTGATGTTACTCAATCCAATGATAAAGATACCGGAGCACTTGTAGTTGAAGGTGGTGCGGGTATTGAGAAAAACTTATATATTGGTGGCGATCTTAATGTATCTGGATCGGCAATATTTGATTCGGTAAAAATAGAAGATAATGTCATTTCCACTCTTTCTGGATCTGGCGATACCCTCTACATCGATCCATATCCCGATGGATTGAGCAATGATGGAACGGTTGTCATTAAAGGAAACTTGCAGGTAGATGGAACTACCACACAAGTTAACTCAACATCAGCAACCGTAAATGATCCAATCATTCACCTTGGTGATGTAACCAGCGAAAGAACCGTAATGGAGACGGTTGTTTCTGGTGTAAGTACAATCAGATTAGATTCTGTTGTAGGTATTAACACTGGTGATATTGTTAGTGGAAATGCTGGATTAAATGCTGGCGCTGCTAATACAATCACTTCATATGATACTACAAACAAGATTATTACATTAACTGACGCTACTATTGCTGGTATTTCAACAACAGTACAGTTAACAATCACTCACGCATATGATACAAATACCGATAGAGGTGTTTCATATGCATACAATATCAGCAGTGGAACCAGCAATAACAAAACTGGTTTCTTTGGTTTAGATGATAGTTCTATTGCAGATAGCACAGTAACTACATTAACCAATGGAACACATGCTGATGATAGTAGACGATGGACTTATATTCCTGACGCTACTATCACAAATAGTGTAGTATCTGGAACCAAAGGATTCTTAGATGTAAAAGGTATTTACTACCAGTCTGGTGATTTCAACACCAATGGAGTAGTATTCTTCGATGATACGGGATTACAGAGATCTACCAATAACCCTGCTTCACCAACACTAACATCGAAGCAGATACTGACCGCTGTTACGAAGAACACTCTGTCTCTTGGATCAGCAATCACTGCGAGTGCTGGCGATATTATCAGACAGGATTCTTCTGGTGCATATGGTATAGTTGAGACATCGGTATCTTCTGCAAGTAGTGTTGACCTCGTTGGTGTTGAAGGAACATTTACCAATACCTATAACATCAGAAGAGAGGGACAAAATGGATTTATTGAAGATCTCTCCTCAATCCCCTCCGCTGTAACGGTAATATATACTAATAAACCAACTTGGACTTCAACTCTTGACGGAGGCAACTTCTAATAAATGGAAAATCAAAATGAAGTGGATGTGAATGTTTTAATCAAACTTTATAATTCCAAATTATCAGCATTGACAAATCAAAATGTACTTCTTGAAGCAAAACTTGCTACATTAACCCAAGACTATAAAGAACAGATTGAATCTTTGCTTCAAGAAAATGCAGATTTGAGAGAACAGTTAGAAGAAAAACCAGAGTAAGAATATGGCAAAACCATCAACTAGACAAGAATTAATTGATTATTGTCTGCGCCAACTAGGTGCTCCAGTACTCGAAATAAACGTTGATGATGATCAAATAGATGATCTGGTTGATGATACCATTCAATATTTTAATGAGCGCCATTATGATGGTGTTGAAAAAATGTACTTGAAGTACAAAATCACACAAGATGATATTGATAGAGGAAGAGCATCTGGAACAACTGGGGTTGGTATTGTAACTACAACTGGATCTTCGACAATAACTGGTTACGGAACAACAACATTTAACTTTTACGAAAACTCAAACTATATTCAAGTTCCAGAATCAGTAATTGGTATTGAGAGAATATTCCGTTTTGATACTAGTTCCATCTCTGGTGGAATGTTTAGTATCAAATATCAACTGTTCTTGAATGATCTTTACTATTTCAACTCTGTTGAACTCTTACAATATTCGATGACAAAATCATATCTTGAAGATATCGATTTTCTTTTAACAACAGACAAACAAATCAGATTTAATAAAAGGCAAGATAGGTTATATTTAGATATTGATTGGGGATCTCAATCAGTCGACAACTTCATTGTACTGGAATGTTATAGAGCACTTGATCCAGCGTCTTTCTCACAAATATACAATGATAGTTTTGTAAAAAAATATTTGACTGCCCTCATTAAGAGACAGTGGGGACAAAATCTTAGCAAGTTTAGGGGCGTCAAACTTCCTGGTGGTATTGAGTTGAATGGTGGAGAAATATATCAAGCAGCAGAGCAAGAGTTAAGTGATATTAAGTCCAGAATGGCAATGGAGTATGAACTTCCACCTCTCGACTTTATTGGATAATGGCACTAAACCCCTTCTTTCTACAAGGAACACCATCTGAACAGAGACTTGTTCAGGATTTAGTTAATGAGCACCTGAGGTTTCATGGTGTAGAGGTTATCTACATACCAAGAAAATATGTAAACAAAAAAACAATCATAGAAGAGGTTCAATCATCTGCATTCGATGATAACTATGCTATTGAAGCGTATGTTAATAACTACGATGGATATTCTGGTGCGGGAGATATTTTAACCAAGTTTGGTGTAAGTGTTAGAGATGAACTCACACTTACAATATCAAAAGAAAGATTTGAGGATTTTATTGCTCCTTTTATGGGAGGATTGGATGATGGTAGCGGTGAGGGTGAGATTATTTTATCCAGCAGACCAAGAGAGGGAGATCTTGTCTATTTCCCACTTGGACAAAGATTATTTGAAGTTAAGTTTGTAGAACACGAAGATCCGTTCTACCAACTTGGCAAGAATTATGTTTTCTTACTGAAATGTGAACTGTTTGAATATGAAGATGAGATTATTGATACATCCATTTATGAGATTGATAGCCAAGTTCAAGAAGAAGGATATATTACTACACTATCACTTGTTGGTGCTGGAAGAACTGCACTTGCAACAGCATCTATTGAAGGTGCAACAGGACTTAGTGGATATATTCGTGAGATTTTCTTGAATAATGATGGATATGGTTATACCAGTGCCCCAATTATTGGGATCACAACATCACCAACAGGAAATCCTGGCGATAATGCAACAGCAGTCGCATTCACTCGTGAAAGGGGTGGAATAAAATCGGTTGAGAAAATCTTACTCACAAATGCTGGTGCAGGATATACAACTCCACCAACAATCACAATAACTGGTGGTGGAGGAGTTGGAGCAGCTGCCACATGTTCTATCGAAACCTCTTATAAGGGTGTAATCAGATTTACAGTAACAGATGGTGGAGTTGGATACTCTACTGTTCCTATTATAACTGTAGAGGCACCCGCAATCCCATCATCCACATTTGTCAATGTTCTCAATGAACCTCCAAGCACACCTGGAATCTCTACATATACATTAAGTTTTGATAGTATTGCTTATGGATTAGATGAAACGTTATATACGTTTGATGCGGGTTAATAAATAGAAAGAAAACCTTTTACTATGGCTAAGCAAGGGATATCAACAGGAACTTCACCAAATGATGGAACTGGCGACACTTTACTGAGTGGCGCTGTAAAGATTAATGCAAACTTTGATGAGATTTATACCGGCATAAGCACGGATGGCGTTACTGTTGAAAATATCGTTTTAAGTTCAGTAAGCAACATTGGTGGCGCTAGTACGATTACAAATGCTGTCTTTATTAGTTCAGCAGGGTATAGTGCAATTGCATCACCTGATCCAAATACACTTTATGTAGTTCTTCCTTGATATGCCAGCAACTAACGCCATAACACAAATGTACATTGGATCTACTCAGGTCCAATCTTTATATGCAGGTTCATCCTTGATTTGGTCATCTGGTGGTGGAGGAGGAACTGATGAAAATTTTGAAAGCGTTAGTTTGTTAATACATGCGAGTGGAGATAATGGATCAACAACTTTTACAGATTCTAGTAGTAATGGAATAACGATCACAGGTTCTAATGGAGTATCAATATCATCCGATCAAACTTTATTTGGAAATAACAGCATAAGGTTTGATGGCATAGATGATTACTTAACAGTTGCTGCCAATGCAGATTTCAGTTTTGGAACTGGTGATTATACAGTTGAATTTTGGATTTATTCATCTACACGCCATAGTGGAACACCATTCGCAAGGGTTATAGAAACAAATCAAATTTTTACAACAAATGGTGATTTTAAAATTTGGTTGACGGGAAGTGATGCCGAGGGTAGTTTTGGAGCATCAAATAATGCGATAGAACATGCTGCACAAGATAATACTGATGTTATTGTTAGCTCCGAATTTACATTAAATAGATGGAATCATGTCGCTGTAACTCGACAAAGTGGAACTGGAAGAATTTTCATGAATGGAGTTCTTCAAGATACAGCATCTGACGCCACAAATTATAATCAAGCAGGAAACCAGGGATTCACGATTGGTTATAGACCATACTTTGAAAATAACACATATTTTAATGGGTTCCTTTCCGAAATTAGAATTACTACAGGAGTTGCTAGATATATTGAAAACTTTTCTGTACCGACAACAACTTTCCCAGATAGTTAAAAATGGCAATTCCACCAGGATCAGGAGCAATAATACAGGCAAACTTTGATTCCAACTATGGGATCGCATCATTCTCTGTGTCTAATGGGGGTTCTGGATACTCTCAATCAAATCCACCAAAGTTAACGATTGCAAATGTATCAGAACCAACAGTTGCTGGTGTATTTGTACCAATCATTGTAAATGGTTCTATCACAGGTGTTAGAGTTATTGAATCTGGTTCTGGATATGTTCCATCAGAATCCGTAAGAAAAACTGCCGTTGGTATTGCCTCTATCGGAAGAGTTGGAGTAGAAGATACTGTTAGAGCAATATATGTATCCAATGCTGGAATAGGATACACTTCTATTCCCGCTGTTACTGTATCCGATCCAGATATTATTTCTGGATTTGGAACATATTATTTCAATGAAAGAGTTAGAGGTTCTAGATCTGGAACATATGCCAGAGTAAAATCGTGGGATTATGATGATCGCATTCTTAAAGTTTCAAATGTTGGTATAGGATCTACTGCGCTTGCTTTCTTGCCAGGAGAAAAGATCGTTGGAGAAGAATCTGGTGCGACTTGGTCTGTTCAGATTTATACGCAGGACGATGTATATGATAAATACACTGAAAACGATGAGTTTGAAAGACTTGCCGACGATATTTTAGATTTTTCAGAAACTAATCCATTTGGTACATTTTAATGCTAGGAACTTATTATTATCACGAGATAATCAGAAAAACAATCATAGCGTTTGGAACGTTATTTAATGACATTCACATTCGTCACCAGAATCAAAGCGGATTGGATATTAGTGATATCAAAGTTCCTCTTGCATATGGTCCCAGTCAAAAGTTTTTAGCAAGAATTACACAACAACCAGAACTAAACAAACCAATACAAATTACTTTACCAAGGATGTCATTTGAGATGACATCTATTCAATATGATCCCACCAGGAAAGCAAGTTTAGTACAAACTTTTAAGACCTGTGATGATGGCAGTAAAGTAAAAAAAGTTTTTATGCCTGTCCCCTACAATATTGGATTTGAACTTAATATTCTTTCAAAGTTAAATGATGATTCTTTACAAGTTATAGAGCAGATTCTACCATATTTTCAACCCCACTTTAATTTGACAGTTGATCTTATAGACTCCATTGGCGAAAAAAGAGACATTCCAATCATCTTAGATTCGGTAAGTTTTCAAGATGATTATGAAGGAAACTTTGATACTAGAAGAGCACTGATACATACATTACAGTTTACTGCAAAAACATATCTGTTTGGTCCTATCGCTGATAGCAGTGATGGTCTTATTCGTAAGGTTCAAGTTGATCTTTATAGCAGCACTGATACTGCAACAGCAAAACGAGAAATGAGATATACTGTTGAACCTGTTGCCAAAGTTGATAAAAATAATGATGGTGTTGTTGATTCCTTAGATACGCCACTTCTCGTTCCTGGAGATAACTTCGGATTCGATGAAGAATGGACTTTCTTCGCGGATGGAAAAGAATACAGCCCAACTCGTCAAACTGATCTCCCCTGATAATCCATGAAAGATAATTATGAGTCCATTGACAAGGCACTCGATATTGAGAGTAGCATTGTTGAAACAGAAAAAGCACCGATTGTAAAACCTTCGGTGCCAGTTACTAATGACATTAGAAAAGATTATGAATATACCAGAGCAAACTTATATTCTCTTATAGAAAAGGGACAAGAGGCAATCAATGGCATCATGGAACTTGCCGGTGAAAGTGCAAGTCCAAGAGCATATGAAGTTGCTGGTCAACTGATTAAAAGTGTTGCTGATACGACAGATAAGTTGGCAGATTTGCAAAAGAAACTCAAAGATTTGGAAGAAGATACTGTTAAACAAACAACAAATAATGTAACGAACAACGCCTTGTTTGTTGGTTCTACTAGTGAGTTGTCAAAACTACTTAAGCAAGGTTTTCTAAATAATAATAAGTCACAAGACGCATAAGTATGGCGAAGAGGTCCTGTAAGAAAGGATATTACTATTGTTTCACTTCTGAGAAGTGTAAAAAGATCCCTAAGGGATGGCATCTTATGTCGTCTACTGGTCGCATCATGAAGGATAGTGAGCATAAAGAGGAAGAGGAGACTAAAAAGAATGGCAATGGTACAAATGGCAATGGAAGTGGGAATGGGGACTCTTCTGGGGGCTCTGATGGCGGAGGAGTGTCGGAGGGTTGGAGTGCAAAATACAAGAAATCCATCGATTGCGATAATCCAAAAGGTTTCTCTCAGCGAGCACATTGTCAGGGAAGAAAGAAAGTGAACGAAGAGAAAAAAGAAGGTTGCGACCATGAAGTCGTAATGGCAAGAAAGCAAGTCAAGAAGTCCATGGACAACTTGAAAAAACTTGCCAGAGTACTTGCTAAAAAATCCGAGTGTGATGATATACCTGCTTGGGTTCAAGCAAAGATTACGGATACTGAGCACAATACTGATGCCGCTTCTTCTTATATGGAAGAGGGTAAGCGTGATGGTAAGTCTCCCAAAGATAAGGGATATTCACTTCGTGATTGGTTTGCCGGTGGTGGATGGGTTCAGGCAGGTGGTAAGTATGATGGAAAACCCTGTGCTAAACAACCTGGTCAGAAGACCAAACCATTCTGTCGTGATGCTGATGATCGCGCTTCAATGAGCAAGAAAGAGAGAAGTAGAAGAGCGGCAAAGAAGCGTAAAGAAGATCCAAACCCAAATAAAAAGGGTAAGGCAAAAATGGTT